CGGCCGACCCGAGGGGTTGCCCATCGAGCCCCACCGATAAGGACAGGATCTCGAAGGTGCGCTCGGCCGGGTCGCCCCGCAGCAAGGCGGGTCCACACGCCCGGGTCAGCAGCAGGGCGCCGTCCTGGCCGCCGCCGATGCCGAGGCCAACGGTCCAGTCCGTGAGCGCCTGGGCGATCTTGGCCTGGACCTCGAGGTTGTAGCCCTTCAGTGCCTTGAGGCTGACGCCGTAGGCCACGGGGACCGCCACGGGGCGGGAGAACGCGATGGCGCGGGCGATGCCGAGCCGGTCGCCGGTGGTGACCTTCGTCGTGCCGTAGGTCGAGACGCCGGGCCCCTTCCGGGCCGCGATCAGCGCCGCGATCATCTGGGCGTCGCCGCCGTCGACGACGAAGGCGATGCTGTGACCGGGCAGGCCATTGTCGTCCGTCTGGTCTAGGTCGTTCTCGTAGACCCGGAAGCGGGCCACGCCCTCCATCGCGGCGATGGTGCCGGCGACGCCCTCGAGGAGCGTCCGCGCGGCGAGCGTGGTCGAGAGAGTCTGGCGCTGACGCAGGGCCGCGTCGCTCTCCACCGGCAGGCCGGGGGTGGCCGCTGCGGGGTTCGTGACGCTCTGCCAACCGAAGGTCGGAGTGGCGATGCTGGTGATGGTGCCGGCCGTCGCCGCGACGGCGCCGAGGTCGGCCGCGGTTGCCGTCACCGTGATCTCGCCGGCGAGCGGGAAGGTGACGAGGGCGGGGAGCACCCACTGCGTCCCGGCGCCGTCGGCCGCGATGCCGCCCGTGATCGTCGCGCCGGCTTGGCCGATGAGGCGCAAGTCGACGCTGGACCGGGTCGCGCCCGAGCGGGTGAGCCCGTTGATCTTCACGATGCGATCGAGGCCGACCTTCTGCGCGCCCGCAGGGGAGAACGAGTTGTAGACCGATACCGCCACCGCGTTCGCGTCGTGGAAGGCGCTGGCGATGAGCTGGACCCACTGCCCGTCCTGGCAGTCGTTTCCGAGATAGACGTCCTGCCCATAGATGCCGCGGAACGCCGCCTGGAAGAACGCCTGCACATCGGCCTCCGCCGGCATGTGGATGCCGGTCGCGTCAATGGTGATGAGGGGAGTGGATGCCATCGGTCAGGACGCCTGAAAGCTGATGGGGCCGTACTGCGTCGAGATCGTCACCTGGGCCGCGAACGCACGGGTGTCGCGGTTCAGTTGGCTCGCGTAGGCGTCGATGTCGGTCAGGCCCGGGGTGCCGAGGATGCGCGAGCGGATGACGAGGTCGCGGGTCGGCCCGGTGTACTTGCCCAGCACCTCCGTGCGCCACGGGGTGCCGTCGGTCGTGTCCCGGAACCACTCGCCGCGGTAGAGCTGCAGGCGGGACTGCGCGATCTGGGCGACGCCATCGGGGCTGTCCCGGTGGTAGTCGGCCTGGTTGCGGCCGAAACGCATGTCGCCGTTCTCGTCGACCATCCGGACGCGCATCAGCGGCTCCAGAGCGCGGCGAGCGCGTAACGAGCGGTCTGGATGCCGTCGCGCGGCGCCCCGGCGCCGGAGGCAGCGAACAGCGCCGCCGTCATCAGCGCGCCGATCACCGCGCCTAGGCCACCCTGAAGGATGCCCTGCAGCACGCCGGCCCCGATGGGCTGGCTCGAGGTGATCTTGCCGTCCACGCCGAGGGCGCCCTTCATGTCGATGCCGGACGTCGCCTCGATGGCGAGTTTCGTCGCCGTCTTCATGGAGATGCCGGAGGCCGGGTTCAGGTTAAGGGTGTGCTTCCCGCTATCGACGGACGCGGCGATCCCGTTCTCCGGGTGCCACGCCATGGTGTGCTTGCCGCCCTCGACGGAGACCGCCACACCGTTCTTCGGGTGGACGGAGGTCTTGTGCTTCCCGTCGTCGGTCCGGGTCTCGGCCGCCTCGGTGTTGATGTCCTTCAGGTCGCGCGGCTGGGAGCGCAGGCCCGGCAGGAAGATGCCGTCCGAGAGGTGGTGCGAGCGGGTGTCCACGGCTTGCTGTGAGCCGCCTGACTGGTGCCAAGCGTCGATGGCGCGGGAGGCGAACAGGACCATGCCTTCTCCGCCCTGCTTGATCGGGAACGTCGCCGTCATGCCGCCGCCGCCCATGAAGTGGACGATGCCTTCCACCTCGGGAAGGTCGACGTGCTTCAGGTTGCCGTCCGCGTCGCGCACCTGCGCCTTCACGGTCGGCTGGAGCATGGCCTTTTTGCCGTCCGAGTCCTTCGTGATGGTCACGGGCAGCATGGTGTAGGTGTTGCGGTTCTCGGCGGCGATGGCCGAGCGGATGATCTCTTCGAAGTCCGGCGTGCCGCCGATCTGGAGAATAAATTCGCGCAGATCCATAGTCATCGTCAGTTCCACCCCAGGGAGGCCTGCGAGACGGTCGCCCCGGCGCTTCGCGCGATACAGTAGAGTTCGCAGTACCAGGGTTGTCCGCGCGTATCCCCGATGTGATCGACGGCGACCACCCGGTAGAGGCCATCGGCATCAATCGGCGCGATGAAGGGCTGCCCGCCTCGCGGCTCACCCGCGATGGAGAGTGGCTGAACTGCTTCCTGGATCGAACTCTGGTCGATCTTCACCATCGAGTTGATGCCGATCCGGACGTTGATAAGGCAGCGAGCCAGGATGCCCTGTTCCGTCTGGGCGGGCATGCCGATGAGGCCGGTATTCGAGTTGAGCGTGATGGTGCCGCCTTGCAAAGCACCGTCCTTCGAGATGACGTCGAGGCTGTCGTCGCGGATATTCCAGGTGCACCCGGACGAGTAGGCCAGCGTCCGAAGGTGGTCGCGCGCCATGCCGAACAGCGTCACGGGGCGCGGGTATCTCATCTTGGCGAGTGCGTCGGGGATCTGCCCCTGCGTCACCCCGAAGGGCTTCATGGCGTCGAGACAGGCCTTGTAGATGTCCTGCCCGGTCGATCCGGCCGGCAGGGTCTTGCTGACGATGGCGTTGTTGTAGGCCTTGTCGTGCGTCGAGGCGAAGACGTCGAGGTAGGTGTCGGTCGGCGTTTCTCGTCCCTTCCGAACCTGCTTGATCTCGCCCTTGAAAATGCGGCCCATTGCGTCGCGGAAGCCAGCGTTCAATTCGACCGTCATGCCCTTCTGGCCCATGAGCCGCTTGGCGGTGTCGGACTTCAAATTCGTGATGCGGATTTCGGCGGTGCGCGGGGTCTGGGTCGTCATCGCCCGGATCGTGAAGCGAACCCGCAGGCCCGTGTCGTCGCGCGCGTCGGCCGCCCCTGTGAGTTCGATCACCGTGCCAGCCACGTTGAGCTGTGCGCGGCGGATGTACTGCAGCGACATCAGGCGGCCTCGAAGTACAGCCGGGCGTTGGTGCCCAGGTCGTTGAATCCCGGGGGCGAAGCCGGGTCGGCCACGTCGAGGACGAACAGGCGCCCACCGATTCCAAGGTAGGCGTACTGCTTGAGCAGGTTCAGGCCCGTCACCAGAGGAATGCCGCAGACCAGGGCGTTGCCGGCGGCGTCCGAGATGTCGAGAATCCACCCGCCCTCGTCTGCGTCGGCATAGACGAGCCGGAAGCCGAAGGTGCCGGCGGGCAGGTCCACACTCAGCGTGCAGGGCGCGTTGGCGATGGGGATTTCGTAAAGCGTCGTGCCGGCGTTGCGCAGGCTGGCCGGATTGAACGCCCAGGGGACGAAGATGCCGCCGTCCGTGGTGTAGCGGGTCGTGTCGGCGGTGATCGCGGTGTTGTCGGCGGTCGGCGCGTAGGGCGACGGGAGGGCCATGCGTCGTCCTCAGAACAGGCTCGCGCCTTTCGCGTCGAACGCCGAAGGGTAGCGGCCGAAGGTGGCGATGTTGCTGGTATCGCCGGGGGCGAACAGCGGGCCGGAGAACGATTCGCCGCTGCCGGGCGTGACGTAGGTCGTGGACGGGTTGGCGGGGTCGAAGGAGATCATCTCGCCGATGTCAGCGGTGGGCCCGGTGGTGAGGCCCGTACCGCTGCCGAGGAACGAGGTGTTGCCGGCCGTGGAGAAGCCCGAGGGGTTGTCCAGCGGCGTCATCTGGGTTGTCCCGCCGTCGGTCGTGGTGGCGGTCTTCTCCGGCATCGCCTGCGAGTCTTTCGACGCGCCGGTGGTCTGCGTCCGGGTCAGGATGATCTCGCGCAGGCCCGCGATCACCATCAGGGTGTTCTCGGAAGCCTCGTTGGTGTCGATCACGACGCGCTCGAGGAGCATGTTGCGGTAGACGCGCTTGCCCGTGAACACGTCGAAGGGCTCTCGCCGGGCCTGGAGGGCGAGAAGCGCCTGGTAGACGCTCTGGACGTACCCTTCCGTGCCGGCGCTCGAATTGGAGAAGCCGCACCGCATCTGGACGCGGGACGGGATCTTGAAGGCGTGATCGCTGATCGCCGCGCCCGTCTCAACCGGGTGGTCGGTGATGGCGAGATCATCGGTGTGCACCTCGTCGATCACCACATCGGGGATAATGGTCGAGATGGACCGGAGGGGCGACGAGATCAGCGCGTAGGGGGCGAGCGCGTCGCCGATCAGGCCGACGGCCACGCTGGTGAGGAGTCCGGCTGCCATGGGGCCTCACTCGGGATTGCGGTGATGTCGACAGCCGGCCTGCGTCGGCTATCCTGACGCGATGCGCGTCCTCGTGATCTTCGTCTTGGTCCTGACGGCCCTCTACGTGTGGCCTGGGTTCGCCGTCCCGCCTGCGCCAGAGCCGTTGCCGCCGAAGCGGGTGTTCGCCGCGAAGCCCGCGCCTAAGCCGGCGGAAGCGCCGGACCCTAACCCCGAATGCCGGTGGTCGCAGGCGATGCGCGCCGATATGTCCGTTCGGTGTCACGGGGAACCGGAGCCGTTGCCTCGGCCGATTGCCCAGCCGACCCCAGAGCCGATCTCCGATTTTCCCACCATTGATGTCGAGGCCGCGTGCCGGGAGGCATACGGATCGGGGGGGAATAGCTCAGTCGCGTCGTGCCTTCGAAGAGAACAGCCCGCCTATGATTTTGCGGCGTATGCCTGGGCTCAGGTGCCCGCCCAGGCTCGCGATAGGTGCCGCTCGGTCGCCGGAAAGCAGGCGGGGCCCTCATCAATGGGTCCGCACGTGTTCTACAGCATCCTGAGCAACTGCTTGGGGGGCGAACTGACGGCCGAACAGAATCGCCAGGACGCCGCCTCCCCGCCTCGGTTCCGCTACTGAACGACGCTCGACAGGCGCGCGGGCTCGCCTATCTTGCGAGCCATGCGCGCTGCCCTGATCGCCCTCGCTTCGATCCTTCCTTCGGTCGCCTGGGCGACTGAAAATGTGCCGACTGAGCCAAGCTCTGGATGGTGGATCGTCGCCGGCACGTTCGCAGGCAGTGGCGCAGCGAGCAATGCAGCCCCCATGCGCCGAACCCGCAACGCCGTAAGCCGCTGTGGGTTTTCGGCTTTCAGCGGGCGAACCTCAGAGTTCCGCGGCTTCCAGCCTGGGTACGATGTGGTCGTCGTTGGTCCATCGCCCAACAAGGAAGCCGCAAGTCAATACCTAGCCCGCATCAGACCGTGCGTCCCAGGTGCCTACCTCAAAGAGGCAGAGCACCTAGGGGAGTGATCAGGCCACATTGCCCTGTAGGTTTCGAAGCAGGTCGGCATGGACGCGGGTCTGCGTCTTGCCTACCTCGGCGCCCACGGCTTTCGGGTCCGACGCTCCGTTGATGTGGTAGGTGTTCGACTGCGGCGCCGTAATGGTCGTGTTCCGGTTCGCGTTCGTGACGGACTGCGACCCGAGCGGCGCGCTTTCCGGCATGACGACCTTCGGTGCGTTCTGGAGGGCCTTGCCAAGGCCGTTGTCGAACCGCTGTAGCGCCCCCTCGATTTTCGGGATGGCCTCACGGTGCTTCTCAATGGCCTCCAGGGACTTCGCGTCGAGGCCGAAGGGCATGGGGGCCGGCTTGTTCTCTGGGGTTGGTTCCGGACCCGCCTTGTTCTTCCAGGGCTGCGCACCGGCCCATTCGAAGTGCATCGGATCGCGGGATCGTTCACTCCAGTCCCCGCCCCAGCTGAGCCCCCACTTGGCCGCCATCTCCGACACGTTCTTCGGCATGTCGGTGATTGAGGTCTTGTAGGGGTTCTTGCTCGGGTTGATGTCGATGGCGTTGCCGTAGGCGTGCTGCGAGATGCGCCCGGACCCATTGGCCTGCCCGCGGTTCGCGTAGCCCTGCAGGACGCCGATGTCGTATCCGCTGCCCTCAAGATCCTTCAGGAAGCCCGCGAACGATTCGGCTGCCGCCTTGTGAACCGTCACCTTTTTGCCCGACGGCGTGGATATGGACGTCAGGTTTTCACCCGGCGCCCCATGCTGTCCGAACATGAGGTTCGCGAACCCCTTCGGACTGCCGGGCACCCGGCCCGAGGTGGTCGAGCCCTCCTGCCAGCCTTCGTGCCGTTTCATCACGTCCAGCATCGCGTTGCGCTGCTGCGGCGTCAGATCACCGAGCGGCGTGTCGCCGGTGATGCCTGCGGCCTTCGCGATTGCGCCGATGTAGCCCTGCGTGTCGTTCTCGCTTGATGGTGCGTACTGCTGCATCGCCTGCGCCAGGGTCTTGCCCTTGTAGCGCGGGTCATCGAACAGCAGTCCCTCCTGCGCCTTCCGGCCGGTCGCTTCGTCGGGGAAGACGGCGAAGCCCTTGTCGTCGGCGTGGGTCGCGCCCATCGCCTTCGTGGCGTCGGAGAATTTCAGATTGCCGGGGTTGTTGTTGCGCCAGGAGCGCGAGCCGCCAGAGCGAGTGCCGCCCGACCCGTCAATGGTGCGGCTGCCGTTCGGCGCATCCTTCCCGCCCAGCCACTTCGGCGCGTACTTCTGCCAGAGGTTGCGACCGTCTTTCGCATCGGCCGCCCGGTCGGCGCCCGACTGCCCGTAGACCCGATCCCCGAGGCCAGGATCCAGCGTTCGAAGGGCGCGCTCGCCGAGCCCCTGCCCCGCCTCGCCAGTTCCGAGGATGCCGTTCGCGTTGGCGACGCCGGCCAAACCCGCAACGCCGAGAAGCCCCAACAGCCACGGCGGCAGGCGCAGCGCCCCGAACCCCGTCAGCAGCGTCATGATCTTGCCGAGGGGCGCCAGGACGTTGAGCGCCAGCACGGTCCCGAGCGCGATGAACGCGACCGTCAGACCGTCCTGGCCCGTCAGCTTCTTCGCGACGGCGTCGAAGCCCTCCCAGATGTCCTTGAACGCCTTCAGGGCGGACGTGAT